TATCAGGCAGACCTCACTACTTTACAATGTTAGGTACAGAATTTAAGTTTGCACCAGGTCCTGATACAAGCTACACAGTTCAAATTTTATATTATGCTCAACCTACATTTATCTCTAGCACAACTTCTAGTAACTTGTATTTAGCATACTATCCAGATGCTCTACTTTATGCAACTCTAGCAGAGGCAGAACCATATCTTATGAACGACCAAAGAATTGCTACATGGTCTGCTTTATACGATAGAGCAATTGCTAATATTAAGAAGAGTGATTTAGGTTCAACATATCCATACACAACATTAAGCGTAACACCAAGATAAAGGAAAAATCATGGCAGAAATGAGCAACTTTTTAGAGAATGCACTTTTAAACGCTACTCTAAACGCAACAACATACACAGCACCAGCTAACATATACGTATCATTATGGACTTCAGACCCTACAGACGCAGGTAGTGGTACAGAAGTTAGTACATCTGGTACAAGCTACGCTAGAACAGCAGTATCATTTGCAACAGCATCTGGTACATCAGGTAACGTATTAAATGACGCTGATGTTACTTTCCCAACAGCAACAGCTTCATGGGGAACAGTAGGTTGGATTGGTATTAATGATGCAATTACAGGTGGTAATCTTTTATACCATACAGCTTTAGATACAGCGAAAGCAATTGATACTGGCGATATATTTAAGATTTCAACAGGTAACCTTTCAGTTACATTAGCGTAAGGATAAATCATGGCTCTAGTCGTTAAAGATAGGGTAAGAGAAACCACTACGACCACAGGCACAGGCACAATTACATTAGGTGGTGCTGCTACAGGCTTTCAGTCATTCTCTGTAATTGGTGATACTAATACTACGTTCTATACCATTCAATTATCTAATACCAATGAATGGGAAGTAGGTATTGGTACATACACATCTTCAGGAACGACTTTATCTAGGGATACTATACTAGAGTCTAGCAATGGTGGAAGTGCAGTTAATTTTAGTGCAGGTTCTAAAGATGTATTTGTTACTTACCCTGCTGAAAAAGCAATCTATTTAGGTAATTTACCTACAAAAATGGTAGTCACAAAAAGAGACACTACTACTGCTGACGTTGCTTTAGCTAATGGATTTTTACCTGTATTAAATAGAAGTGGCTCAACAATTAATGTTACAGTAAGTTAAGGAAAATTATGGCAACTCGTTATGGATTAGTGCTTAATGGCACAACAATACAAGAATTACAGTCAGGCGATACTATTATTGGCTTAACTTCTAGTACAGCACTTCAAAAAGGTGATGGCTCTACTGGAATTACTGCGGCTTCTGCTGGTACAGACTACGCAGCACCAGGTACAGCAGCTACATTCACAGCATCACAACGTGGCACAGTCACTACTGACAATGATGGTTCATTTGATATGAACGTAACTAACAACTTCTCATGCACACCTTCAGGAACATTTGCACTTACCTTTACTAACATTACAGCAGGTCAGTCAGGCTATGTTCTCTTAATTAATACTGGTGGTCATGCAGTCACAGCAGCAGCAACTACTAAAGTAAATACATCATTCTTAACTACAGTATCAGCAGCAGGTACATACTTATTGTCATACTTTTCTAATGGCACTAATGTATATGTCACTACTGGTGGAGCAATGGCTTAATGGCTATTTTAAACAATAGTAATGCTATCTCTAGTGGTGGCTATGATATAAATAACTCACTTCGTTTAAGAAGAAGTAATAATGCTTACTTATCAAGAACACCTGCTAGTGCTGGCAATCAGCAAACTTGGACATATTCTGCTTGGGTTAAAAGAGGTTTATTAGGAAGTATTCAAGATATTTGGCACGCAAATGGTTCAGGAACATCTGAAAATGACTACTTTGCTTTTGATAGTGACACTTTACAATTTAGAATTAAAAACAGTAATACTGTAGTTTGTGAATTAATTACAACACAAGTATTTAGAGACCCTTCTGCTTGGTATCACATTGTACTTGCATGGGACTCTACTCAAGCTACATCCTCTAATAGAGTTAAAATATATATAAATGGAACTCAAATAACAGCATTTACTACTGCTACATATCCCGCACAAAATACTAATACAAATTCTTATAACAGTACTGTTTTACATACTATAGGAACTCAATGGTATAATTCAACTTTAAGTAATTATTATGATGGTTATATAACAGAAGTAAACTTTGTTAATGCTCAAGCCCTAACACCATCATCATTTGGTGAAACAGATACAACCACAGGTTCATGGAAACCTAAAGCATATAGTGGCACTTATGGCACTAATGGCTTCTACCTTAAATTCTCTGACATAGCTACTACATCAGGTTCTAATGCTGGTCTAGGTAAAGACTTTAGTGGTAATGCAAACTACTTTACTACTAATAATATATCTGTAACTGCTGGCACAACCTATGATGCTATGATAGACAGTCCTACTCTAACAAGTGCGACTGTGGCTAATTATGCTGTGTTGAACCCTATAGCTGGACAAGGAAATGGCACTTATTCAAATGCAAACCTTGCATGGTTAAATGGAAATTCTGCAGCATGGAAGTCTGGTGTTGGTTCACTTGGTGTTTCATCAGGTAAATATTATTTTGAATATACTATTACTTCTGTTTCATCATCTAATTATTTTTATTTAGGAGTTGCAGGAAGCACATATAAAAACTTTTCTTCATATTTAGGGCAAACATCAGATAGTTGGGCTTTTCAATGGAATGGTGCATCTTCTAATAAATTAAATAACGATACACCAACAACAGTAAGCACAGCAGGTTCTATTTCAGTAAATGATGTTATTCAAATTGCCATTGACTTAGGAACAGGTAGTATTTGGTGGGGAAGAAATAACACATGGGTTCAAGGAGACCCTTCTGCTGGAACAGGTGCTTCATATACAAACTTAAGTGGAACTATTCTTCCTGGCTTTGCTATATACTCTAATGGTGGAGATAAAATTGATGCTAACTTCGGACAACGCCCATTTGCTTACACACCTCCTACAGGCTTTGTAAGACTAAACACATATAACCTACCTGATAGCACTATCAAAAAAGGTAATACTGTGATGGATGCAACGCTATATACAGGAACAGGTGCAACTCAAGTAATAACTAATGCTGGTGCATTTAAACCTGACTTTGTATGGATGAAAACTAGAAATGTATCTGCAAATTCTAATTTAGTTGACTCTGTAAGAGGCGTAACTAAATTACTACAGTCAAATTCTACTGGTGCAGAAGCAACAAATACTGATGTTTTATCATCTTTTAATTCAAATGGATTTACTGTAGTTAGTGATTATGGAAGTAATTATGCTGGTAATACATATGTAGGTTGGCAATGGCAAGCTGGACAAGGAACTAACACAACTAATACTGCTGGGACTGTAACTTCAACAGTAAGCGTTAATACTACTGCTGGATTTAGTATTGTTCTTTATACAGGTAATGGTGGAGCTATGACTATGGGTCATGGACTTGGTGTTGCACCTAAATTAATTATTCTTAAAGATAGAGACATTGGAAGACCTTGGCCTGTATATCATGGCTCTTTAGCAACTAATCAATATCTCATATTAAACACAACTGCTGCTGTTGCAACTTCAACATCTTATTGGAATAATACTGCACCAACAAGTACTGTATTTTCTGTAAATGGTTTAGAAGGTAATGTAGGTGCAAATGGTGAAAAATATGTAGCCTATTGCTGGGCAGAAATAGCAGGGTTTAGTAAGTTTGGTTCTTACACAGGTAATGGTAGTGCTGATGGTACATTTATATATACAGGTTTTAGACCTAAATATTTATTAATTAAAAGAACTGATAGTGCTGGATATTCTTGGTTTTTGTGGGACTCAGTAAGAAATACATACAATGTAGCACAGTATGACTTATATCCAAATGTGGCAGATGCAGAAGGTTCTGGTGATTATGTGGATATTCTTTCTAATGGATTTAAAATGAGAGATACAGGTGCGTCAAGAAATGCAAGTGGCGGAACATACATCTACATGGCATTTGCAGAGGTTCCCACGAAATTTGCTAACGCAAGGTGAGTAATGCCAGCTAGTATTGATATTACAGGACAAAAATATAATATGCTTACCGCATTATATAAAACAGGTAGGCAAACAAAAAATAAACAATATTTTTGGCTATGCAAATGTGATTGTGGTAATACAAAAGAAGTTAGAATTGGAAGCATAAGAACTGGAAGAACAAAATCTTGTGGTTGTTTAAGTTTAAGAGCAGGTAGTAATAGTCCAAATTATAAACATGGTAGAAGTCAAACCAAAGAGTATGACCTTGAACTTCACATGAAAAGAGCTTATGGTTTAGACTTTAAAGACTATGAAAAAATGTTAGAAGCACAAAATGGGGTATGTGCAATATGCAGTTCTCCTCCTCCTAACAATAGGAAAACTAGACTTGCTATTGACCATTGTCATAAGACAGGTAAAGTAAGAGGATTATTATGTGATAAATGTAATCGTTCTATAGGTTTACTAAAAGATGATGTATCTGTGCTTAAAAGTGCAATTAAATATTTAACAAAGGAATAACAAATGTTTTTACTAAACGGAAATAGATTAGCAGAGGGAACCTCCTTTTATGATGCTAATGGAGTTCAATATGGCTCTGGTTGGCTTAACACTTCTACAGAAGCACAGAAACTAGCTATTGGTATTACATGGGTAGCAGACCCTGCACCATTTGACTCAAGATTCTACTGGGACACAGATTTACCTAAAGCTCTTGAAGATAAACTTGAAACTAAAGAAGATGGCTCACCACTCTACAAACAAGTATATGACAAAACAACAGAGTCTATGGTTGATACTACAGAACAAGTCGTTACTAAAGGACTTAAAAGTCAATTTGTAGCTCAAGTTAAAGATACAGCAGGTAAACTACTAGCACAAACTGACTGGTATGTTATTCGTAAAGCTGAAAGAAGTATAGATATTCCTTCAGAAGTAGCTCTAAAACGCACACAAATCATCACAGAGTCAAATAGATTAGAAACTGATATACAAGCATCAACTACTGTAGAAGCTCTTATAGAGGTATTAAACGCACAAAACTGGGGTGAATAATGTTTGGTATAAGTGCATTTGCTGAAACCTCGTTTAGCACGTTAGGTAAGATAGGTGGCATAGTATTAGCCTCTGCCCAAGTAGATGCAAACGCAATTGTTACTGCTAATGCTAATGCGATAAAACCATTTAGTGCTGCTATTACAGCAAACGCAACAGTTACAAGTGATGCAACAAGAATACGATTAAGTAGTGGTTCTATAAACGGAACTGCTGATGTAAGTGCTGTTTACTTACGCATAAGAAATGCTGTAGGTTCAATTACAGGTAACGCTACTGTAACCGCATTAGGTTCGTTTGAAATTAGTGGTTCAGCATCTATTACAGCCAATGGCACAGTAGAACTTAATTATGTAGTTATTAGAACAAACGCTGCAAGCATTACAGGAAATGCAACTGTATCTTGTTTAGGAGGATATGTAGTAAGTGGTAATGGACAAATAGTCGCTAATGCGAGTGTCTATTGTCTAGGTGGTATTGTAGCAGGTGCAAGTGCATCTATAACCCCTATAGCCACAGTTACAGCAAACGGAATTATACAAGGTGAAGGATGGACACCTGTCACACCATCTTCAGATACATGGACACCATCATCAGCAAGTTCAGACACATGGACAACAATTTCACCATCATCAGATACATGGCTTAGACAAGGATAAAACATGGCAAAAACCAAAATTTCAGAATTTAGCACAACAGCAGCAGATAATACAGATATAACTAATATCAATATTGCTGAAGGTTGTTCACCAGCTAACTTAAACAACGCTGTTCGTAGCTTAATGGCATTACTAAAAGACCAACAAACAGGTTCTAGTGGTGACCCATTTACAGTAGCAGGGACATTAGTTTCTTCAGGCACAGTTGACATTACAGGTGCATTTAGACTAGACGGAACTGCCGGTGCTAGTGGTCAAGTATTGTTATCAGCAGGTGGCAGTAATACACCTACATGGGGTAATGCGTTTGTAGCTGGTATGATAATGCTATGGTCAGGTTCATCTGCTTCTATTCCTAGTGGATGGTTATTATGTGATGGCTCTAACTCTACACCAGACTTACGTAATCGTTTTGTAGTAGGTGCTACATCTACTTATGCTGTAGGTGCAACAGGTGGTAGTGCAGATGCTATAGTCGTATCTCATACTCACACAGCAACATCTACTGTTACAGACCCTGGTCATACACATAACTATGGTCAGAATGAACGTACACAAGTAGGACAAGATAACGGCGTTGCTTATGATTCAGAACCATCTTCAGCATTTACTACAAGTTCATCAACAACAGGAATTACAGTAGCAACAACAAATGCTTCTGCAGGTTCTAGTGGTACTAATGCTAACTTGCCTCCATATTATGCACTTTGCTATATTATGAAGTCTTAATATGCCAGTACAACGCATAGCTTTTAAAGACTGGTTACCTGACCAACCCAGCATATTAGAATCTGTATCAGAAGCTAATAATGTTATTCCTCTAGCAGTAGGTTATGGTCCGTTTAAGTCAGCAGTAACATTTTCAGGTGCAGCTTCAGAAGACTTAAATAATTGCTTTGCTGCTAAACTAGACAATGATGTATTTATCTTTGCTGGTGGGGCTACTAAACTATTTAAAGTAGATAATGGTGATTTATCTTTAGTAGACGAGTCTAAGTCAGGTGGTTATACAGGCACAAATAGATGGCAATTCTTACAGTTTGGTAGTCTTGCAATTGCTTCTAATGGCTCTGAAAAAATACAAGCGTTTGACGTAAACAGTTCTACAGCTTTTGCAGATGCAAGCTCAGAAGCACCTATTGCTAAATACATTACAGTAGTTCGTGACTTTGTAGTCGCAGCTAATATTGGTGCAGGTACTAACCCTAATAAAGTGCAATGGTCAGGTATCAATGACGCAAGCACTTGGACTGCAACAGCGACTTCTCAAAGTGATTTCCAATTGTTGCCCGATGGGGGTGACGTCACAGGGGTCGTTGGAGGTGAG